GTTTTAATAAACCCTCTAATCATTTTACACTTAAAAATTTAGATAAAAGGGTTTCCACTTTGAAAGGTTTAGCTCCAAAGAAAAAACAAGGCACAGCAAAAAATCTAAAAAACAAGGATGATTCTGATTCAGATAAAGACGATTAATCAATTTTATTATAAATCCACTTAAATAAACTAATAAAATTGATTTAGATAATAGTTTAAAAACATTTGTATACATTATATAGATATGACTGAAATCAATAGTCAACTTATTGACGTTACGAACCTTATCATTCCAGAAGAGGAACCTAAATACTTTAATGATGAGGAATCTTTGGAATTATATCAAACTTGTACATATTTAATGGAAGAATTCATTAGAGACCATCCTGCTCTCATTTCTGAACCAGATTTTGAAGATATATTTGATGAAAATATTCATAACTTAATGCATTCTCATTTTGATTTTGACATATTTTATACTTGTGATTCTGAGGATGAAATGGATGAAATTATTGAACATGCTAAGAATGATTTCTTCAAACATTTTATGCCACCACGTTCTTATCCAGATTCAATAATTATTGAAGAACCTGATTTTGATTATATTTCAGAACAGTTAGATGTTTTAAGAAATAAACCTCAACCGACTCAAAGAACAAAAGAATGGTATGAGTTTCGTCATAATTTAATTACTGCTTCAAACGCATACAAAGCTTTTGAAAGTCAAACTGTTAAAAATCAGCTTATTTATGAAAAGTGTCAACCATTAAATCAAAGTTTATTTGTTGATAATGATGATAATGAAGTTGAGAATGAAGAAACAAAGGAAATAAAGGAAGTTGTGATGGTAAATACTAACACGACATTACATTGGGGTCAAAAATACGAACCATTATCTGTGAAAATTTATGAGCATAATTATGAGACAAAAATTGAAGACTTTGGGTGTATTCAACATGAAAAATATTTATTCTTAGGAGCCTCTCCTGATGGAATAAACGTTGACCCTAATTCTAAACGATATGGTCGTATGTTAGAAATTAAAAATATTGTTAACAGAGAAATTGATGGAATTCCAAAGAAAGAATATTGGATTCAAATGCAACTTCAAATGGAAGTTTGTGATCTTGATGAATGTGACTTCTTAGAGACTAAATTTACTGAATATCCTGATTATAGTTCTTATATTTATGATACAACTGAAGAATTGTATGAAGATGAAGAGGGAATTGAATTTCAAAATGTGTGTTTATCCAAAGATAATAAAATGAAAGGTTCAATCATTTATTTTCATACCAAAGAAGGTAAACCATTTTATGTTTATAGACCATTAGATTTAATTCATCCACACGATATTACACAATGGCAAGAAAATATTGTTGACCATTATCAATATAATCCAGAATTAAATTATACATACATGAAAACTATTTATTGGAAACTAGAACATTTAAGTTGTGTGTTAGTTTGTAGAAATAGACAATGGTTTAAAGACAATATTAGCTCTTTGGAAGAAATTTGGACTACAATTGAGAAAGAAAGAGTTAGCGGTTATGAACATAGGGCTCCTAATCGCAAACAGAAAAAAGAAACAGTAGACCTAACAACCAAACCAACTGGTGGATGTTTGTTACAATTTAATAAGGAAACTGGAAAAATTACTGTTGTTAAAAAAGATATTGAAACAACTACAACTACTCCTATTTTAATACCTGAACTTAAAGATATAGATATAAATTTTAACACGTTTAACAATGATACTTAATAAAGAATATTTTCATTTGTTGGAATAGAAAAGAATAATTCATTTGGTTCACTTCTAAAATAACCTACTCTAGCTCCTGGTCCTTCCTCTGCTGGAGGTAAAGGAGTAATTATATTGCTTTTAGTATTTTTTTTATCATGATATAATGCTCCGCAAAAATCAGCACGAACGCATGTGCCCTCGTCAGGATTATAACGATGTTGTAAGTTGTTAGTTATTTGTTCGTAAGAACCCAATGTAAAAACTGGATAACGCCACCATATTTTATTATAGTTATTGTTAGATGTCTTATTTTTGCCTATTAAAGGATAATCATCTAATATTGCTTGGTCAACTGACTTAGGAAATGTTCCAGGAGTTGTTAAATCATATAATCCACTAAATCCTTCTATGTTTTTAATAAATGGAGCTAAATATAAACTAACAGCTAGTATTCCTATTAAAAATATAAGACTTCCTATAAATTTATCTTTCATATAATATACATTTATATAAAAACTTATTAATTAAACTTTGGAAAAACTGACTTAAAATTAAACTAACAAATAATATTATATAATGGAATCTAATGATATGCGTGTTACCAAAAGAAATGGTGAATTAGAAGAAATCGCATTTGATAAAATTCTAACGAGAATAAAAAAATTAGGTCAAGAAGCTTCTATACACATAAATTATCAGCAATTAGTTATGAAGGTAATTGACCAGCTATATGATACAATTTCAACAACCAAAATTGATGAATTAGCTGCTGAACAATGTGCTGCTCTTTCTACTATTAATCCTGATTATGGAACTCTTGCAGGCCGTATTATTATTTCAAATCATCAAAAAAATACAGACCCAATATTTTCAAATGTAATGAAAGAATTGTATTATTTTTATGATATTCATAACAAACACAAACCATTAGTTTCTTCTCAATTATGGCAATTTGTTCAGGAACATGATGTAGAGTTAAATAACATGATTGAACATAGCAGAGATTATTTGATTGATTATTTTGGATTTAAAACACTTGAGAGAGCATATTTATTTAAAAAGGGTAAACATATTATTGAAAGACCTCAACATATGTGGATGCGTGTTTCTGTCGGAATTCATGGAGATTTAAATAATCCAAAAGCATTGGAATTAATCAAAGAAACATATGATTTGATGTCTCAGAAGTATTTCACACATGCTACACCTACATTATTTAACGCAGGAACTCCCAGACCACAAATGAGCTCTTGTTATTTGTTAGCAATGGAAAATGACAGCATTGATGGTATCTTTAATACACTTAAAGATTGTGCTTTAATATCTAAATATTCTGGTGGAATTGGACTACATATTCATAACATTAGAGCTAAAGGTAGTCATATTCAAGGTACTAATGGAATAACCGATGGTATTGTACCTATGTTGCGTGTGTTTAATAATACTGCACGCTATGTAAATCAATCTGGTAAAAGAAATGGTTCATTTGCTATTTACTTGGAACCTTGGCATTCAGATATTTTTGATTTCTTAGAAATGCGTAAAAATCATGGTGATGAAGAAATGAAAGGTCGTGACCTTTTCTATGCTTTATGGGTTTCTGATTTATTTATGGAAAGAGTCAAAGAAAAGAACGGAAAATGGTCTCTATTTTGTCCACATGAGTGTCCGGGATTATCTGATGTTTATGGACAAGAATTTAAGACATTATATGAAAAATATGAAGAGGAAGGAAAAGCCAGAAAAACTATCGTAGCCCGCGATTTATGGTTTGCTATTTTAGATGCTCAGATGGAAACAGGCACACCATATTTGCTTTATAAAGATGCTGCCAATATGAAATCAAATCAGAAAAATCTTGGAACCATTAAGAGTTCAAATTTATGCTGTGAAATTATTGAATACTCTGATTCTGAAGAAACAGCTGTATGTAATTTAGCATCAATTGGTTTACCAACCTTTGTAAATCAAGAAACAAAACAATTTGACTATGATAAACTTCATGAGGTAACTAAGGTTGTAACTAACAATTTAAATAGGGTAATTGATGTAAACTTTTATCCTACAGAAAAAACAAGAAGAAGTAATATGAAGCATAGACCTATTGGTATTGGTGTTCAAGGGTTAGCAGATACATTTATTTTAATGGATATTCCATTTCATTCAGATGAAGCAAAGGAAGTCAATAAATTAATCTTTGAAACTATTTATCACGCTTCACTAGAAAAAAGTAATGAAATCGCAATTGAACGTAATAAAATGATTAATAGTCTATCATCTGAACCAAGATATAAAGTACTTGATTTTATTAGCGAAGAAGAATATCCACTTATACGTAAACATAAAAATTTAATGGGAACTTATAGTTCATTTGAAGGTTCACCTGCTTCACAAGGTATTCTTCAATTTGATATGTGGTCTGTTACACCAAGTGAACGTTATGATTGGACCAAGTTAAAAGAATCTATTGTTACATATGGTCTAAGAAATTCATTACTAGTTGCTCCTATGCCAACTGCTTCTACATCACAAATTTTAGGATATAATGAATGTTTTGAACCTTTTACAAGCAATTTATATTCAAGACGTACTTTAGCAGGTGAATTTGTTGTCGTAAATAAATATCTTATGAGAGAGCTTATTCAATTAGGTCATTGGAATGAACAAATTAAAAATAATATTATTGCAAATAAAGGTTCAATCCAACAACTAACAGTTTTACCAGAACATATTCGTAATAAATACAAAATTGTTTGGGAAATTCCTATGAAACATATTATAGATATGGCTGCTGATAGAGGACCGTTTATTTGTCAAAGTCAAAGTTTAAATTTGTGGATGGAGGAACCAGTTTACAATAAACTAACATCAATGCATTTTTATGCTTGGGAGAAAGGGTTGAAAACAGGTATATATTATTTGAGAAGAAAGGCAAAACATCAGGCTCAACAGTTTACAATTGAGCCAGATATAAAAGAGAAGGATGATGGACAAGAAGAAATTTGTGAAATGTGTTCGGCTTAAATATCATCATCATCAACTATGAAATCGCTCATTTCAGTGTTTCTTCTACTTCTACTTCTACTTTTTGAAGTAGCTTTTTTTCTATAAGT